CCCTCGTCGTGTGTGGATCCGCTTGTCAGGTACCTACGGCTTGATTAAAATGCCCGATGTGCGCGATGATTCCGTTAATTCGGTTCCGTTAAGGCATGCCCATGATCATCTAGTCAAGTACACCACATACACGCCCAATTACCTCATCCGCAAAGCAATTGATGTTCTACAGATTGTTTCTGTCATATGTGGCTTAGAAGCCCATAATCTCGGAATAAACATACTTCGGTGGGCTTATGTCCGACCAGTCTGTGCATCAATCGACTTACTTGTATCTGCCTCTTTGGCACGTCAGGTTCTCAATCCCAAAAATACTCCCAATGGCTTATCAATCCAGGAAGTAGGGGTTTTGGTTGAGCGCGCTTGCGCAACCGAGGGCTATTCGAATATCAATTCATTCGAGTCGCACGAGACCACCAACCACTTGCGTCTTAACACAGCTCTTTATGTTGTGGCGGTGACTGAGCGTCGCCGCGAGCAAATGGTTGAAGCGGGTTTTTGAGTTCTCTACAACAGCAGGAACGGTGGTTGTTGTACGGGTACAGGGTAACAGATGGGGTAACGCCCGCTCTGGGACCGACATCTAATGACTTGGAAGTCGTTATCCATTCTCTTCGTGAGGTGGATGCTCCATGTAACGTTAGTTTGCCGATCGTCATTGCGGGGGCAGTACCGCCACACCCTGACCTGTCACATGCAACCACTGCTGTTTGCGGGGTGGCCAAGCGCCTCGGTCGAGAGACACCAAAAATCAACCGGCGAACACTTGCTCGATTCAAAGAGTTTGTGCACATATGGATAAAGAAGAATCTGCGACCTTTGTCCTTGAGCGAAACACTCACGTTCTCTGAGTGGATTGCGTCGCGGCCATACCCTCTGGTCAGGAAGAGGGATCTGATCCGGAAGTATATTGCCGTTGTTAGGATTGATGACCCTGACAAGCGGTACTATGCGCTCAAGTGTTTTATAAAGGATGAGTTCTATCCTGAGTATAAACACGCCAGGGGGATATATTCCCGTTCTGATGAATTCAAATGTTTTACGGGACCCTGGTTTAGTGCAATCGAGAAGGTGGTGTTCCAATTACCATGGTTTATCAAGTATGTGCCTGTTTCTGAGCGTGCCCAGCACGTCAGAGACCGACTTGAGATGCCAGGGGCTAAATACATCTATACCGATTACACGGCTTTCGAGTCCTCCTTTGCTGCTGAATTCATGGAGGCTTGCGAGTTTGAGCTGTATAGGTACATGGTTGGCGACCTAGCCGCCGGATCGGAGTTTTTGAAAGTCGCAGAAGAAGCGATCCTGGGCCCTCAGAAGTTGAATTTTCGCAGCTTCAAGGCCAGTCTCAAGGCCCGGCGCCAAAG